ACCCGGACAAGCACCGTCGCACGAAGATGTGGCGCAGCAAGACATTTTTGCCAACCCAGGTGAAGGTGGGCGATATCGTTGAGCTCGGCTCGGTGCAGTTGGAAGGCCGGTATGTTGGCTACAGCTTTCAGCAAATTTATTGGGGAAACACGATGCATATCATGTGCCGTGAAGCCGATGTGAGCGGGATAGTCGAACAGGAGGCAGCATGAATACGCTCGACAAGATTTGGATCGATGAAACATCGGACTTCGTTGCTTCCAAGGAAAAACTGATCAAGATGACAGGAAAAGCACTTCACAAGCTGCGCAAACGTGCGCACATCGCCGCAGCAATCGCTGCTCAAAGCGCCTGGATCGAAGACGCGCTGTATATCAACACAGAAGATCGCCGTATGCGTGACAAGCTGTTCTGCTATGCACGCGAAATCCAAGCGCGAAAGCAGAATGAAGCGCGCTAACGTCAAGCGTGGTGCGCTGCCAGTCGAGGCCGTCGATGACGTGCCTACCGAAACCAGCGAGCAGGCGCTAATCGATGACTCCGGCGACGAACTGCGCTACGTCAGCATCCCGTCCGACTGGCGCAAAGGCAACCTACTCAACGTGCGCAACTACGGGCCGGAATATGTCGTCACGCTCTATCCCGAGGAGCTAGACCACGATAAACCCGAGCGCGCGCTTCACTTTCCGAATCACGGGCTGTGCCAGGCGTTCGTTTCCGGTTGGTATGCCCGCGAGAGTCATGACCCGAGGGCGAGATGATGGCAATCATCAGCGAAGCGTTTCGCATGTTAATACTGAAAGAGTCGGTAGGTGCTCTCGACCGAGAATATGCTGTATTTCGGGATGCCATTCCACGCCGCCATTCCACTGCGGGATTTATAGCAAAGCACAGCTACGATATCGCGCAGGATTCGGTTCGTACCTGCATCTCATGCGGCTCCAAAACTCAACCCTGTTGCGGGCACTGAGATGGCAACGATCAATAGAGACGGCACGATCAATTTCGGCAACTCGAAGGGGTTGCTCTCGATAAGTGAGATCAATCGGAAGGCGATGGAATTCTTCGTGAAGATGCAGGAAAGCCAGGACATCTGGGACCGTCAAGAGCGCATCAGTGAGTTGCGCAAATCGTGCGGCGCTGAACCGCAGTACACGAAGATCAAGATCGGCTCAGGAGCGTAACGATGGCCGGTAAGAAAGGACAAGCGCCGCGTACTGAGTTCTCTCAGAAGCTGTTCGATGAGATATGCGAGCTTATTGCAGACGGCAAGAGCTTGCGCGAGACGTGCGAACTGAAGGGCATGCCCGACCGGGCGACGTTTAATAAATGGCGCAAGCGTGCGCCAGAACTGCAAGCTCAGTACGATCAGGCCTACAAGGATTACGAAGATTCTTGCCTGCAAGATATCGTCTATATCGCGGATACGGAAAAGGACTCGGCGATCGCAAAGAACCGCATGGACGCTCGTAAGTGGGAGCTGAAGATACGCAACCGCAAGAAGTTTGGCGATAGCGTGCAGCATACCGGCGATCCGGAAGCACCGATGCAGCTCGTGCTCAATGGATCAGACGTACATGGCTGAGTTCAAGCTCACTACTAGGCAGGCCGAAGCCCAGGAGATGCTGAACGGGCCGGCGAAGCACGTGATGCTTGCGGGTGGTTCTAGGTCCGGAAAGACGCTGCTAATTATTAGGAAGCAGGTCCAACGTCGTCTTAAGGCGCCCGGCTCACGCGGCGCTGTGCTTCGTTTTCGCTTTGGTCACGTCAAGAACTCAATCATGCTGGACACCTTTCCTAAGGTGATGTCCATATGCTTTCCGGGCGTCCCATATGACGTGAATAAGTCGCTGGGCTATGCGACGTTTCCCGGTGGCAGTGAGCTGTGGTTCGGCGGCCTCGATGACAAGCAGCGCACTGAGAAGATTCTCGGCACAGAGTTTGCCGACATCTTTTTGAATGAGTGCTCTCAGATTCCATATTCGGGGCGTGAAATGGTCATGACGCGCTTGGCGCAGAAGGTACGCGACAATGCGACGGGCAACGATCTGATCATGAAGATGTATTACGACGAGAATCCGCCCGACAAAGGGCATTGGACCTATCGCCTGTTTAAGACCAAGGTGAGTCCCGAAACGCGTGCATCGTTGAGCGAGCCCGACAACTACGCCTTCATGCAGATCAATCCTCGCGACAACCAAGAGAATCTGTCCGCCGACTACCTGAAGACGCTGTCCGAAATGTCGCCACGGATGCGCAAGCGCTTCCTCGAAGGAGAGTTCCGCGATGCCTCGCCTAATGCACTTTTCTCCGAAGAAGTGTTTGAACGTTGGCGCAACATTGATGACGAACTGCCGGACATGTTGCGTATCGTCGTGGCAGTCGATCCGTCAGGCGCCGATGATGATGACAACGTCGACAATGACGAAATCGGAATTGTCGTGGCTGGTCTCGGAATTGATGGGAATGGGTATGTATTGGAGGATCTGACGTGCAAGGCTGGTCCTGCTGTGTGGGGCAAGGTTGCGACGGATGCCTATAAGCGTTGGGGCGGCGATCGCATCGTCGGTGAGGTGAATTATGGCGGCGCGATGGTCAAGTTCGTGGTACGCACGGCGCTGCCGAATGTACCGTTCAGGCCGGTCACCGCGACGCGTGGCAAGGTCATCCGAGCCGAGCCGATATCAGCCCTGGTAGACGCTGGAAAGGTCCGCTTAGCTGGCGTGTTCCAAGAGATGGAAGACGAGTTATGCGCAATGACCACGCATGGCTATACCGGCGAGAACAGCCCGAACCGTGCCGATGCGATGATATGGGCTATGACCGATCTATTCCCCGAGCTGGCCAAGCCGGAAGCAATTAAACCAGAGCCAAAGCCGCAGTTCATTCATCGGCGCCTTGGGTCAAACACAGGCTGGATGAGATCATGACCGACCAAGTAACACACGGCGCCAACGAGCCAACCCAGCGCACCGAAGAGGATCGCGAGTTTGCTGCGATCTCTGACGAAGAAATATGGCTCGAAGCAAAAGACCGCCTGCAGATCGCGGCTGAAGCTTATTCCGATAACCGCAAACGCGCTAAGGCTGCGATGCTGTTCCGTGACGGCGATCAGTGGGACCACGATACGGGCACGAGCGCTTCCGAGGATTCGCCTGAGCTGACCATCAACCTCACCGATGCATTCGTGCGCCGCGTGGTGAACAACATCAAGCAGCAGCGTCCGCGCGGCAAGTGCCATCCGGTAGGCGATGGCGCCGATGTCGAGCTCGCCGAAATCATCAACGGCATCGGTCGGCATGTTGAAACGCGTTCCGAAGCGTCGATCGCCTACGATCTGGCCGCCGAGCGTGCTGTAGATGCAGGCGAGGGCTACTTCCGGCTAGTCGCTGAGTATGTCGACCCGCGCTCGTTCCAGAAGGATCTACGCATCCTGCCGATCCGCAATATTTTCAGTGTGCACATGGACCCGAGCGCCATGATGCCTAGCGGCGCTGACCAGAACTGGTGCTTGATATCAGTCAAGATGAAGCGGCAGGAGTACCGCCGTCGCTACCCGAACGCGAAGAATGTGCAGTGGAACGATATCGACCGCCAGCAGAGCCGCATCGACTGGGAAGACAAAGAGGAAATCCGGCTCGCCGAGTATTTCCGCATCCGTGAGAAGCCAGAGAAGCTCTATCAGATCGTCGACAAGACTGGCCAAGAGCATATGGTCTACCAGTCGGAGTTGAAGCGGATAACAGGCTCAGTGGCCTCGCTGAAAGATGCTGTCGATAGCTTAACGCAGGCAGGCATTCGAATTGTCAACGAGCGTGACTCGGTAAAGCGCCAGGTGGAATGGTTCAGGCTCAATGGCCTGGTCGTAGTCGAGCGCCAGGAGTTGCCCGGAAGCATGATTCCGGTGTTTCGTGTCGATGGCAACACGATGGATGTGGACGGTGCGATCCGACGCAAGGGCATGGTCGATTCGATGATGGACCCTCAGCGCATGGTCAACTATGGCGAAGTGGCTAAGATCAAGCGTCTAGGGCTCGCGCCTAAAGCGCCGTGGGTCGCAGCAGAAGGGCAGCTTGACGGCCACCCTGAGTGGGATAATGCAAACCAAAAGTCATACTCGGTACTGACATACAAGCCGATCGTCATCGAGACCGGCAGTCTGCCGATCATGATCCCAGCGCCAGCACGTCAGCCACCGGCACAAATCGAGGCGGGTTTCAGCGAGTTCGTGCAGGGTATGAGGTCTAACTTGGTCGCTGTGGCTGGCATGCCGAACGAGCCCGGACAGGATCAGCAGGGTGTCGTTGTATCTGGCCGCGCCATAGACCGTCGTCAGTGGCTCTCAGATCAGTCGCACTTCCAGTATTACGACAACCTGACGCAGGCCATCGCCCAGTGCTGGCGCGTTATGGTCGAATGGATTCCGACTTACTACTCAGAACCAGGTCGCATGCAGCGCGTGATCGGCGAGGACTCGACGCCGCAGATGGTCAAGGTCAACGACAAAGAGACCGACGATGGCGGTATCGAGCGCGTCAAGAATGACCTCTCTATCGGCAAGTACGATGTCGTGATGGACACCGGTCCAGGCTATGAGACGAAACGCGAAGAGGGTGCATCGAATCTGGTCGAGATGATCAAGATCCCGCCGCTAGCAGAGATTATCGCCAAGACTGCCCCGGATTTGGTATTCCGTTCGATAGACCATCCGTACATGCAGGAGTTGGCCGACCGGCTGATGGCCTCGAATCCCGAGGGCTTGAAGAAGATCATGGAGGGCCTATCGAGCCGCGCCAAGAGCATCGTTCAGGCGCAGGCCAACCAGATCACGACGCTCCAGCAGCAGCTCCAGGCGGTGACAACGGAGATCAAGCAGGGATTGCAGAAGGCGCATATGGCGGCTGTCGTCAAAGCGCACGACACCGAGACACGTGCCGCTACGTCGCTGCAAGTCGAAGAAATCCGCGCCGGCGGCAAGATCATCGACTCAAACGCCGACCGTGGCCACGATGCGCGGATGCTCGAAAAACAGCTTTTGCATGATGCATCACAATCTGCGGCCGACCGAGCCGTTCAACCTCAGCAGCCCACCGGAGAGCAGCAATGAACTTTACGCATACGGCAAAACCAGTAAAGGTACGAGCTATCGAGATAGTTAGCATTGACAATGAGGCGCACAACAACGGTTCATACGACGTGGCTCTCCGAGATGGTACAAACTCGATAATCACCGAAGAAATGACGGCTCGTTACTTTCCGATCGAAGGTGACTATCTGGTAACTCAGGAGGATGGGTATGTCTATATCAATCCGAAAGAGGTTTTCGAGCGTAAATATTCGCCACTCTTCGTTGGAGAATGCAAATGACCGTAACCGTACTCGATAGTACCGATCTGACTGGAATCCTGGCCGATGCCGGAGTCGAGTTGGATCAGCCCCAAGGTGATCAGCAAGTGCAAGCGCAAAAGCCCGAGGGCAAGGATGCCAGCAAGCCGACCGGGCAGCAGCAGGATCAAGACCAAGACGACGACGAAGATGAAAAAGGTCTGAGTGCCGCCGATAAGGAGGTGCTCACGAAGCGCATGCAAAGGGCCGTCGGCAAGCAGCATCGCAAGCGCATGGAAGCCGAAGAGTTCGCCGAGGCCGAGTACAATCAGCGCCATCTTGCAGAGCAGCGCGCCGAGAATCTTGAGAAACAATTGGCGGCGCTCAAGCAAGGGAGTACCCCGGAGACGGTGGAAAGCACTGCACCGGTACCCCCATTGCGCCAGAATTTCTCCAGCGAGAACGATTGGGTGGACGCAATGATTCAGTACGGCGTCGACAAACGCCTGGCTGAAAAGGCCGAAGAAGACCGTACTGCGGCGCAAAAGCGCGAGTATGACGAGCGTATCGAGACCGCCAAAGGCCGCATTGTGAAGGCCATAGACCTGGTGCCAGACTTCGAAGAAACGATCATGGGCAACGACTCTACGCTGTCGCCAGCCATCGGTACTTACCTCGAAGAATCCGAGATGGTGGCCGAACTGACCTACTATCTGGCCAAGAACCCGGATGTATTAGTTTCGCTACTGAAATTGTCGCCACACACCCAATTAGTGAAAATCGGAAAAATTGAGAGTACACTCACGCCATTCGGTGGTAGCACTCAAACCGAGCACGACAGCAAGTCGAGCAAAGAAGCATCCAACGGGAAGGTCGCCAAGACCGAGCCGAGCACCAATACAGGCATTGACCTGAGCAAGCCGCGCAGCAAGCCGGCCCCGGTGTTCGCGCCGTTAGATGCAGGCGGTAACGCAGCAGCTTCGAAAGATTCGAAGGATATGAACATCCGGGAATCAATCGAGGACTTTGCCAAGCGCAACCGCGTCAATCTCGGTTCACGTAAGCGGCATTAAGCCGCATCTCCGGTGGTCCCTAAGCTGCGCTTTTGCGGATGCTTTGCGCCTCATGGCGCGCTTAGGAGCTACACGTGTCAAATCAGCTACTCACGATCAGCCAGATCACCAACCGGGCACTCCCGGTTCTGGCAAACATGTGCGTTTTGACGGACAAATTCAACCGCCAGTACGACAAAGAATTCGGGCAAAAGGGCCGCAAGATCGGTGCGACGTGTAACGTCCGCCTGCCCCCGCGCTACCTCGGTACTTTCGGCCCTGCGCTCAATGTCGAGCCCAGCACGGAGAACTACGTACCGGTCAACATCCTGTATCAGTTCCACGTCGACATCCAGTTCAACACCATCAACATGCTGTTGGACATCGACGACTTCGAAGAGCGCTTCATCCACCCGGCTTGCGTCGCAGTGGGTAACCGCATCGATTCGGACGGCGCCTACTTCGCTTTGCAGAACACCGCAAACCGTCAAGGCACGCCCGGTACGCCCCCCGGCAGCGGCCAGACCGCACAGGCGGCGCTCCAAGCATTCACCAACGCTCGCGCTATCCTCGTGTCGGAAGGCATGCCCAAGGGCTTGATCCCGACCGCCGTGATGCACCCAATTGCCAATGCGTTCCTGACGCCGGCACTGTCGGGCCTCTTCAATCCGCAAGCGAACATCAGCGACTACTTCGAGACGGGCATGATCGCCTTGAAGACCGCCGGCGCCGACTGGTTCGAAGATCCGAACATCGCCAACTATACGACTGGCACCTTGACTGGTACGCCGGTCTTGGCTGGCGTGACTACGGCTTCTGCTGGTTCGGCGTTGCTCACTTCGGGCTGGGCGCAGACGGGTGTGTTGAACATCCAAGGCTTGACCAACACTGCAGCTCAGTGCACGGTCGGCGACACGATCCAGATCGCCGGTATCTTCCCGGTCAACCCGCAGAACCGCGGCAGCTACGGCACCACGCTCAAGCAGTTCGTGGTGCTTCCTCCGGGCGGCTACGCGCAACTCACTGGGTCGGCTGCGCCTGGCGGTCCCGGCTTCGCTCCTGCGACGCTCGCGGCTGGCACGTTCAACGCAACGACCGGCGTCTATACGTCGAGCGGTACCGGCACGCTGTCGGTAACGATCGGCGAGTGCGTGATCACGGGCGGCCAGTTCCAGAACTGCCAAGCGCGTGCTGCATTCACTGGGAACCCGGCTGTGACGATCAACGGCGGCGCAGCAGCGGCGACCTCCTCGACGGAAAATCTGTACTTCCATCGGGATGCCTTCGCACTGGCCTTCGTCGATTTGCCGCTGCCGCGCACCGCGGTCGAAGCAAGTCGAGCATTCGATGAAGATCTCGGTCTATCGATCCGGGTTGCAACGCAATATACGATCAATAACGACGCGGAACCGACACGTATGGATGTGGCATACGGATTTTCGAGCCTCTATCGTTCGCTGGCTTGCCGCGTGTCGGGCTAAGGAGAAAATATCATGGCATTCCCTTCAAGCACTAACGTCGATGGCTCGAATCCTGGGCCGAACGTAGCGACTCAGCCGGATACCGTCCAGTCGCCGATCGGTAACGTCCAGAAGACGGGGATTTTCTCCATCA